GCAACCTGCGCAATACCAACGGCACTTTGCAGTTTTGATGTAACGGCTGCTTTATCAACTTCCGCCATAGTACGGATAGTGATGTCAGAATCCGCCACCGCCAAAGCGGTAGTAAGCGCGGTTTCTGGATAAAGTTCAAGCGTATCTGCGGTATTGGTTTTGATCTTGAAAGTCTGGCCAACACCAGTACCATCATCAACTACACCAATAGCATCCTCAAATTGACCTATGGTCCATCCAGCCGCCGCTTTAGTAATATAAACAATTCTACCAAGCGCATCAGTTGAAGATGAACACAAGTCAACTGCTGTTACCGCATCCGGCACAGCCACCGATCCCTTAGCCAATAGAGTATTGGCTTTCACATACACCCACTCACGTCCATCAGGGGTCATACCTCTCTCACCCTTTTTAAAGGCGTTAGAAGTTGATGTCTGATAAACACTTTGAAACGTAATCTGGTTCATAAATTTTTTTCAGCTTTTGGCTCTTAACCTCCAGCCGTTTGGGGTAAACACCCCTTAGTTTTTAATATCTACACAACGGCCTCACCGTCCACACTTACCGGTGGAGTTTCTTCCACTGGCGCTTCCTCTACAGGAGCTACAGGTTCCTCTACCGGAGTTGCTTCTACATTTTCTTCTTCACTCATAGCTTTTTAAATTAATTAATAATTAAGCCAGTGTTGCTCCGTTATTACCAACAACAATCCAACCGGTTGTCGTGGTGTAAACCAAGACCACACCATCACCAGCATCATTGAAGGTAATAGTTGAGAATCCTGTTTTAGTTGTTGGAGTGAGGGTACCGTCACCGCCATCAACCACCATGACAATAATTTTTACTTGACCGTCAGCCCCGTTAGCAAGAGTAAGAGCATTTGCACCAGTCGTAGTAATTTTCGTTACTAGAGTGGTGATATTTACAGCCCCCGCTCCCGAAAGCGCTTGGGTCGTACCTTTAACTGCACCGGAAAAACCTCCAGTCGGTGTCAAAACACCAAGAACTTCTACAGTGCTTTCAAAACTAGCTGGTTTTTGAGTGTTGAGATCGTTGTATTTCACAACAGGAACAAAATCTTCTATATATTGAGCCATTATTTTTGTAAGTTAACCCTCTCGCGTAGTCTTTAACTCGCGGTAAAAGGATGAATAATTAAGTCAACCCTACTACCTGACCCTGCAAACGTGGGTTTTCAGAAATGAAATTACCCGCGTAGATGATATGTCCAATCTCTGCAAGTTGATCCACTGGAGACATCATGTCTCGGAAGTTAAATCCTCTTGTAGATGGGATTCTGCCTGGAACACCCAATGGCACACCATCATTAGATTTCTTGAAGTTGACCTGCTTCAAGCCGGCAACATTAATTCCTTTGAAACCAAAGTAATTAGTGTTGATGAAAAACATTTTACCGGATGGAACCTGCTCATCTTTCACAATCGGCGTACCTCGGAAGAACAAAACATCAAATCCTGCTTGACCGGCCATAGACTGTGTAGTTGGCAACATACCAAAGGCATTCATCCTCGGAAAACCATTTTGAGTATATCCAGCGCGAACAGTTGGCTGCAAGAGAGATTCGTAAGTTGACCAAAGAGCCTTTGTCGTAGCAATAATGTCCGGCGTATCCATACCGATTGAGACTGCATCATACGCAGTCGCCATTTTTGCAAGCGTCAAAGCACCAGCACCAGCGAGGTAATAACCTTTCAAGGTCGTATAGGTAGTTCTTGAAAGACCTCCGTAAGTTGGGAAGTTAGTACCATCGTCAGCCGCGTTGAAAATAGAATCCCAAGAGTTTCCTACTCCGGTTCCAGTCCACAAGTTTGCGGCCATGACTTGCATCAATGACTGGGCTTGTGAATCAAACTCCGCTTCAAGAAGATCAATTATCTGCTCCTCTCCTTGGTTAAGAGTTGTTTCAATATTGGCAACAACCACTGGCTTGTAAGCCATTTTTGGTTGAAAACTCATTCTGGTCCTAACATTCTGACGATCAGTATCAAGTTTATCAGCAATACCAGTGTTACCACCATTAGTAGTATCCTGATATTTGATTATAACTTCGTAAGCAACACCAGTTTTCCACGCTTTCGCGTTTTGCAATAATTTCATAAGGACTGGAGAACCTCGTGAAATGGTGTCAAACACCTTTGGGACAATGTAACTTCTTGTGACGGAAGTTACGGCTTCTGAAAATACCATAAAAGTTTGAGATTATTTTTTCACTTTCAGATGTTGCAGATAAGCTGTGGCACTATCAAATTGAGACATTTCAGTCGGATCGTAGCCAGAAGCATCTGGTAAGTCACCGCCGGGCGCGCCCGCGATCGGATCCGCTTCACGTGTTTTCAAATCTTTGACTACACGTTGCTCCGTATTCACGACCGCCTTTTTCATGTCCGCCATATTGGCGTATGCCACTTTCAGATCCCGGAAACCATATTTATTCGCGTGTAGGAATAAAGCATTTTCATCTAGTTTCGGATCTGCCTTTCTCAAATCCGTAAGTTGAGTATCAACTTCCGTTTGGATTGCCGCAACCCTATCTTCCTCCGCTTGAACTTCACTTTTCATTGTCGCGACTGCTTCGGCTTTCGCCAATTCAATCACCTCTGCGTAGTTCTGTGGAACATAGTCTGGACTTTTCCAAGCTGGTTCATCTTTGGGGGGGTTATTAAGTTCCTTTTTACGATCAATCTCTGCAAGAAGCTGTGATTTTCTCGTAAATTCTGGTAGGAAATTTTCTTTCCATTCCTTTTGAAGTGTCTCCGCATCTACTTTTCTACCATCAGGTGTCTCGTAGAGTATTGGTTCTATCTTCGCAGGATCCACTGGCGCAGGATCAGCCACCGGATCTGCTGGGGGAGTTTCGGGACTTGGTGCCGGATCGGCCACTGGGGCCACGACCGTACTGTCAACTAACTCCGCTATTGGTTCAGGTAATGTCATAGAATTTTTGATTGCCCTTTTTCCAACTTGACCATTTCTGGTTGATGAAAAATTGCTTGATCTAAATTATGCTGTTAATAATATCATAGTTTATTGACATCCCGGTCAAGTGTGGATTACTTTTTTCTCCGGGCCATTGAATAGGCAACAGCAATGGCTTGCTTTTGAGGTACTTTTTTACCACGAATACCCTCGTGCATTATTTTAGAAATCTTATGCGATATGTATTTTTGTTTTTCTGTTGCCATAAAATTATTTTTTAACTGCTACTGGCGGTTTGTTTGCTTTCATTTCCAAAGATTTACGTGCCAATTCATTCTTGCTATCCGTCTCGGCTTTTTTCTCCATGTGCTTTTTTAATTCTTCGGCTACCACAATTTGCGGATCTAGTTGAATGCCCGCTTTTGCTGCCATTTGAATTTTACCGTCAGGGGGTAGGTCCTCGTATTTGATAGAAAGTTTTGGAGGTTCTTCAACTGGCTTTGGCGCAATCTTAGCCATTTCTTCTTCTGGAATACCAACTGCAAAAGGCTTATTCAAATCGTAAACCACTCGGTTCTTAGCTTTTTCAGATGGTGAATCATAACCAGCCGTTTCAAAATAATCTGTAGGAGAGAGCAAACCTTTTTCCACATCTGCTTGGGCCTGTTCATATTTAAACTGACGATCTTCCGGCAATGTTTTACCGGCAATTATCCTAATTTCCGATCCGTCCTCAAAATCATCTTGCATCAAAGTAAGTAGTTCAATGGCAGATGCTTTACCTAAACTTTTTGCGTAATGATGTTCGGTGTAGCGGACTTTGGCCAGTTGGTAAAACCAGTTAAAAAGTTCGTAGTTGACGTAATCAATCACCTGCACCAATTCATTCAGCCGGAGAAAAGATTGATCAATCAGAGCCAACCGACCACCTCTAGTTTCTTGACCCTCACGAATACCTTTGAATGCGGAAGATGCCGCCATGATGTCGTCAATCTCGCGCCTAGAATCTTGCATATTTTCTACCACAAAAGCTGGGAGCGCCGGACCGGTTTCTCTTTGGACGCCAGTCACTGCCCCTTTGCCCCAAATAATTCCCTCGGTCTCAAAACGCATTCTTTGAGCATCAGATTTTTCCATCACCGTAGAATCTACTTTAATTATTCCGTTCACCAATTTTGCATTCTGGGTAATGTCTCTCTTTGTCTCATCAATATTTTCTTGAAGCGGAGTTGCTTGCGTGATCATATCAGTTTGACCAATCGGAGAATTTTCATTATTAAAAACTGTAGCAAAAATGTATGGCTTACGTGGACGATCAAAATGATTAAACAAATACGCAGACATGGCGATCGGTTCCTGGACACTTTCAAAATCCACCGTCTCGCCGGCAGCTGCTTTTTTCTGCAACTCACCATACGCTTGTTTTTGCGCCACTCGTTCAGACTGCGCACCCCTTACTCCAGCCAAAACATTTCTTCTTTCTTCTCCCTCGGCTTTATTTAATTGAGCTTCTTCTTCCGGAGTAATTAAAATTCCATCCCAATCCCAGTACGGATTACGAATTTTTCCCAGAATAAGATTAGAATCTTTAAGTTTAAAAATAACATAATCCCAACACCATGCTTCAAAATATTTTATTTCCGGATTTTCAACCAGAACATTCTCGTCAGTATCCACTCCATTAGCTTTTAAAACCTCGGCCGCTTTAGATGGAAATCTTTTTATGACTGCCGACAAAGTATCAGTAATCTCCTCAATATCAAATTCCGAATCATCCTCTTTGGTAGAAGTTTTTGAAAATCGTACTTTGCGCGGATCTATAACTCTGACATCAAAATCATTTATTTTAGCATTCCAAAATGGTTTAAGAACCATCAAACGAGCAAGATACAAGTTGCGCAATCCTTTCCGGATTACTTCTTTAACATTTCTCTCGGTATATTTTATTTGAAAATATTTTTCTTGTTTTGTTGAAAGGGCTTTGGCTGTTGGCGTATCTCGCCCAGACAAAACGAGAGGCTTTGGTGGAGTTGCAATCAAAGAATTGATAACCGTTTCCATGTCCACAAAAATTCTATTGGCACGAACTCTACTTTTTTTCCGAGCAATGGCCGAGAGCCAATCCGGTTCACTTTTATAAACTTTTAAATTTGCATTATAAGTTTTTTCTACAATGTCCCAAACAGTTTCAGATGATTTCCATCTGTTTGTAATTAAATTACAAAGTTGACTATCATCTAATTCGGAGATTTTCTTCATGCCACAATAATAGCACAATCAAAATAAATGAAGTAAATATCTGTGTGTGTATAACCTATTCTTCGTAAGGCCACTGATTATTTTCTGCAAGAATTTCTCCGAGATCTCCCATCACATTGTCTTTGCCTATCAAAACTTTTGAATCAGTGCCTCGGAGTGCCTCCGGCATATAAGCTCCCACACCAAAGCCACCCAAAGTAGCCAAATAGTAATACAAGGTGGCAAAAACATAGTGATCCTCCCCAGTAGTGCTGTCCCACTCATAACTCTCAATACCTCTATTATCAACCACTTTTATACGCCGCAAGGTTTCCCAGTGCTTTAAATAATTTTTAATTTCACTATCAGAAGAAAGTCCAAAAAGGATCTTGGCATTCAAAATCTGGTCAATAAGTTGGTCCAAAACACGATTCCTATTTGAATATACCACCCCATCTCTATCGTTTTCTCCCCACCAGACTATAGTCTTAGGGTTATTCTTATTTTCCTGGAAGAACGACATCAGAGCATTACGGTAATTTTCCACGTAGTATTTAGACATGGTATTGTCCGGCATAGCATCAATCACCAACTTAGGCTTATACATCTTCATCATATCGTCCAGATCATTCCACTTGGTAAAACGTCCAATTTTGGTTGGTCCTAGCTCACTGCCAAGAACATAGTGCTTGATATTCCCAACGTCCACACCCAAAAACCACTTACCTGTCTCCAAATTTTTAGGGGTCCAGTTGTCTAGGATGGTAGAGCGTCCAACACGGATGTCACCCGGAGAATATGGCTCGCCCAGTATGAAATTGTAAAAATACTCCTGATCCCCCTCGCTATCCTTAATAATTTCCGCCGCCGAGATCCACGGAGCCATCAAAAGAGAAATGTGATAGCCGGATATTTTGTTTGGGGCGCCATTCTTACCACTAAAAGGGTTCTGGGCTACCCATTTCCCCATGCTCCGGTCGGCTTGGAAAAGTATTTTTTTACACTCCTTACAAATAAACTCTTTTTTCTGTATATCAATACTCTCTGGCCAGGTCAGTACCTGGTCGGCTTGACAACGATGGCAGGTAATGGTCCACTCTTTCTTATCGGACTGATTCCATGCAATATCTATGGCGTCTTTCTCGGTCGTAGGGTTAGAAAACAGCCAGCGCCCCTTATATTTACTGGCTTTAGTACGAGACTTCATGGTGTCAATCACTGACTGATCGCTTCGCGAAGCCTCGTCATGGATAAGCAAATCCGCAGTGGTCATAATGGCCGCCGTCTTGGAGACAGTTCCCTTGAAAAACATAAAACGGCCGTTAAATTCCTTACGTTCCACGTTGTCGGCATTCATACGAGAAAAAACCTGCGGATTTTCCTTAATAATCTTATTTGTCTTGGAATTTACGAACTCCTGCACATCACTATCAGTAGGAAAAGTGTAGATAATGTTCCAGCCAAATTTGATGATGGCAAAAAGCGCCTTTAAATTAAAGGTGACTGATCCTCCTATCTGGGCGCACTTCTTAATCACAATTTCTTGTGACCAATCCATCAGAATATCTATAAGAAACTGCCGATCGCTGAAATCTAGCATCTCCCCTTTCTCGCTCACCACGTGTTTCTCCAATATCCACGCCAAAATTAACAGATCCTCCGATTTTACTTTAGCCTTTTTTTCTTGTATTTGTTTGTTGTCCATAAAGTTTTTCCCATTGCTTAGGGTAGAGCATTCTAAATCGCGGATCCTCTGGCGTAAGTAAATCATCACGCAGTTCGTACCTCTGCCGGCGGATCAAAGGTGACCGATCATAATACGAATCAGTATCCTTATCCGTAATCCGTCTTACCAGCCGATGCCCTTTAGGACAGAAACCCACAAACCAAGCCGTAGGTAAATTCTGGCGCAAGGTACAAACTTGCCGAAACCCAGTGCCGGCGCAGTCCAATTTACAGACAGTACAGAAAAAATCCGTCACCACAAAACGGGGCGCATCAAAGATCGTCTTAACACGATCTTTGAATGGCCGGGTCCGTGCATCTTCCGAGGCCCTATCCGCGCGCCTCTCCTCATAGCGCCGGATCAATCTGTCCATGCGCCGTTTATTTTTCATATATAGCCAGTATCATCTCCTCGCCAATCACGACCAATTTTTCCGGTAAATTTTCCGAGTTCACTACTTCTACCTCATCAAAACCAAAAGGTGAAAAAACCACCCTATCACCTTTCTGTATCGCCTCCACTTTAGGCCCCGTGCGTAGCACCTCCGCCGTCATTACCTGATTCCCTTTCTGCGTCTCCCCCTCTTTCACCGGCAGGATCTCCACTCTCACTAGCAGTCTGTTCATTGTTGGTTTCATTTTTTTCTGGATTAAAAATTTTCTTAATAAAGCCTCCCCACCCACGATCCTCTTTCATCACATACTCCTCGTACTCCTCATCCGTCCCCAGCTCCAAAAACACCGCCTTACCATCACCCAGCGCCTCCTGGGATTTCTTCTCCTTTAACTTCTCCAACTCCGCCGACATCTCCTCCACCGTCATCACTCTCCCGTCTTTCTGCGGCATCAATCTCCGCAACATTTCTTTTATTGATTTCATGTAATAAACTTTGTTTAATACCCTCCTCAAAAACCCTCATCTGCTCCCTCACCTCGGGTTTATAAAAAAGGTTGTACATCACCGTTGACGGCGGTGGTGTCTCATCTTTGCTAAATGATCCACGGAGCCGGTAAGCCAACTCCAACCCCTTACTGACAGCGTTTGTCTCCGGCCCCACATCAATCAAACGCGCGACCTTTTTAATCTTGCCATCCTTTGTGGGAATTTCATCATACACCGTCTCCGTATCCCGCTTATCCAATAGCTCCGAATGGCGTAAGGCTAGATGCTCCTCCGGCATATATTCTTGCATCAATAACTGCCAAGACTTAGTGGATGTAAGCACATTCACCCTCTTAGCAAAGCTCTCCGAATACACCCCAGTTTGACGGATAGCTTTACCAAGATTGCGAAAATTCTGATCCTTATAATTCTGGAAAATCACCCGATGAGCAGGGAGAATACTTTTGGTGTTTTTCCCACGACCTTTCGGGTTCACGGATGGTTGGTTTGGCTTTAATCCCACTTTTTTAGGCGTCTCTGACATATAAATTATTAATTATTATTTTTTTTATTTTTATAAAAATGAGTAGATATACAGTGTTTGTGAGTAGGTTTGGCTGGAAAAATAAAAAATTTTTTATTTTAAAAACCAAAAAAAATTTTTAGTGGATCACGGGGGGAGGAGGGGGGACCCAATTTACACGGAAAGGTAGGGCTATCTATGCCCCCCGCCCCCCCAAATTTTTAACGAGCCAAATTCCACGCTCCACCCCCACGCCAACGCCCCACGAATGCACTGCTCACGATTATATTCTAGCCATAGTTTAATAACAAGCCCCGCTATCCCCGCTATCCCCGTTTTTATCCACACCCCACCAGACGCACCACAACAGGCAAGGTTGCACGGGTAGTTATTTATGGAGTAAGTGTCGGATTAACGAGGATACTT